TCCTGCTGGGCCGTCAAAAATCCTTTGATCTCCAGTTATTATTTCTCGATAATCGCCCTCAGGAGTAGTGTATAAACTTCCCTGTCTTGTATAAACACTTTGTTGTTTAACCTCTTCTAAACCAGGCATACCACTAATTGAATTTGCTATTTCTGGAATTGAAACATTAAAAGGCATTTTTGCACCAGCTGGTATAATAATATTTCCTATTCTTATATCCTTATCAGTAGTATTTTTATATTCAACAAGATCTGGTTTAAAGTCTGTTGTTTTGGAGGATTTAGCCTCTAATCTCTCAGCCTCTTGCTGTTGCGCTATCTGCATCCTTCTTGGATCACCAGATAATTTAGCAGCTGTCTGTGATAGTCTATAAGACAGCTCTTGCAATCCAGCCATTCTAGCCTGTTTTCTTTGTTGTTCTCCGCTTAATTGCATGGGATCATAACCACCCATTCTAATTAAATTATTAGATAGCCTGCTGCCAACCCTTGTTAATGTGCTTGGTTGCTCTAAGCCTAGAGCACCTGTTTCTGGAGAGGTTTGAAATTGCGGCGTTAAATCCAATGTTTCTGTTGGAGATGGGATGCCGAATACTTTTGATAAATCGTTTACTGCCATGATTTAAATTAATCCAGATAAAGTGGTATATAAATCTACAGCGCCAGATGCTTTGTCAAGAAAAGACGGGCTGGTTCTGTCGGTTCTAGTAACATTTTGTGGTTGTCCAAACACAGCTTGCGACAATAAACCAAGTTGTTGCGGGCCATATCCCAAAGCTCTTTGGAACTCTTGATAAGGAACATCCAACGCACCTTGTTGTAATCTTTGTTGTTGTAAACCAATTTGACCAAGCTGACCCAATCTTTGTTGTTGTATTGAACCCACGCCCCCAAGCAATCCTGCTTGTTGCGCTCTTGCTTTTAATTCTAACTCTGGAGCAAACATTGCCATTTGCTGTTGTCTTGCGATATCTGATTCGGCGGCTCTTTGTGCCTGTTCAAAACCAGCTTGTCTTAATGCGGCTGAAGTTCTTGCCTTTTGTTCTATGTAAGGTCTGGTTGCTTCAGTTTCCAATAAAGCAGAACGAGAACCACCAAATGCACCAGCTTTAATTGCTCTTGATTGTGCTAGTTGTTGGGCAATATCAGATTCTCTCTGAATATCAGCCATGGTTTGATCGATAACTTGTTGTTGATAGGGCGATTGATATGCACCTATGTCAGCTCCTAACAATGAGCCAACTTGACCTACCTGTGGTGCTTGTTGTTGAGCTAATCCTTGTAAACCTGTTAATGGATCATACTGCATCCCAGTTTCAAATAAACCACGAGTGGCTTGAAATTGTCTAAGTTGATCTGGGTTAAATCCAGCAATTCTTGATCCTGTGTATGGTACGAATGGCTGTTGCGCAATACCTTTGGCTCTGCCGTAAAGGTCTTCGTACATAGCCATTTGTGCAGGATCGACTTGTGTAGATGATGTTTGTTTAGAGCCGCCGCCCTTGGTTGCTCCGTAAACCGCTGCTCCTGCTGTAATATATGGTAATGCTTGTGGCATATTCTTTTCCTATAAATCTTTGCTTAATAAAACTTCTTGCTTAAATCCAAGTGGTTTTGTTTTCCTAATCCACCCTTTTCTGCCGCCACCATATAATCTTTTGATGCCAGCTTTTTTTGCAAATTTTTCTATGTGTTTTAACATTTCTTCAAATTCTTCAAAGTTTCCACCAAATACCAATATATTCATTGATAACATCTGCGGAAAAGGTATTAACTCTGTAACCATGGCTGATTTTTTACCTGGCCATAATAAGGCTATTCCACTTCTTATTTTATCTTCTATGTCTTCAATTGTATAGGTATCTTGATATTTCATGGCTTTAACAAGCAATGGCTTACAGCGTTCCCATTGAACTTCCCATTCTTCGGGTTGTTTCTTAATGGGTGTGACTTTATTAGTCGCCTTTTCCATACTCAATAATACTTAAAACCAAATGAATGTTTGCATGATTAACTTGTGCTTTTATGATTTCGCCTTGTTGCAAAATAATTCCAGCATTGGTTTGTAATTCTTCGGTAGCGTGTGCGCTTATGTTTTTTTGTTTATAGATAAAAAACTCATTAGAGCTAGTATCTGTTATAGATACATCTAAATTGGTTTGTTGATTACCATGGTCACAAGCTAAAAAACTTTTAACAATAGCAAAATCAAAGTCACCACCGCTAGGTGCTGTATAGATAGTTTGCTGTGTGGTAGCTGTAAAAGAATACTTAACATTGGTTGCCCTTTGTATGTACTGTCTTTGTGCAGATAGATCCATTATCTTCTGCCTCTTTGTTTAACATCTAAGCGTATATTACCCACCTGAAAGTCTTGTGTGGTACTGCCTGTGACTGTCATTTGTACTTGTCGTGCTGTAAATCTAGCATCAGTATAGCCATCATTTTCAAAAGTAAATGATCCAAAGTCCGTAACTGGGCCTAATGGAGTAAATCGACCTTTGAAACTGAGGGTAACGCCAGGCAAAGAGTTAGCCTCTTCGTCTGGTAATATTTGATTACATTGCACATAGTTATCACCATTGCCTATTTGTATAGGCCCTGTTTCGCAAAATGGTACTTGTGAGTTTAGGTTAGGTGAATTGTCTAATGTGGTTGATTCATGTTCATAGACAAAGCCTTGAGAGTCACCAGCTATCGGATAAGTAAATGCTCCCTGGTCAATCCAAAAACCTCTGTCCATAGAACCAATAGACCAAACATTAGAGTTGTAATTCCATATAACATATTTGTTAGAAGTGTACTGTGAGTCACCGCTTGGGAATCCCCACCATATCTCATTAAAGTTAGAGTTGTGTCCACCCCAACAAGCACCCCTGCCTGCTACATTGATTTGGTCAAAGACATAATCATGCACTTCACAAGGTAATTCTCTAACACTACCATCGTAAATATAAAAAGCGTTTTCACCCATCCATGCAAGGAAGTTACCAGTAGATACAACTGTTCTGGAACTAATTGATTTACAGTTAGTACCTGCATCGGCTATACCATAAACAAAAGGTGATCCAGCATAGAACATTCTGTTAATACCAGTATCACTAAAAATGATAACATCGGATCTATATTTAACACCAAACAAGGCTCTTCCGCCTGTAGGTATTTGTAAGTCTCCTGCTGTGTTTGTGGCCTTCGATGTCCAGTTGTTACGATCTTCCCTGTTTGACCAAGCAACCTTCCTAGGGTCACTAGCCGAGCCTATAGCCACTAAATGTCTTTCATTGGTCACTAAGGTTGATAAGTTGCCTGTGGGTGCGTTGGTTACAACTGTTGCTATGGTATCGGCTGTACCGCCTGAGTTTGGTCGCCACTTATAGATCTTGCCATCTTTAGAAAAAGTAAAGACTAGATCTTCACCCCAGTTGTCAAAAGAAAAATAACCAGCTTGTAAAACTAAGCCTGATTGACTCCTGGCATCACCATAGTCTTCTTCACCATAATGATATGCACCAAAGCCTAATGGATCATCATTTGCATCATTAACAAAGCCTACTGGTGTAATATCTGTCCAAGTATTGTCATACAAGACATATACTTTTTCTCTTGTACCAACTCCTAGAACATTGTTACCAGCATTATCTTTATAACCATAAAGACCTATGATAGCTCCGTCTAATGCTGTTGCTTTAAGTTTTTCCCACCCGCCAATAGGTTTTAGATATCCGTTTTCAAAACGCACCAAATCACCATCGACCCAACGCCCTTTATTGGCGTAGTCTGTACCATTGGTTACGATTCCTGCGGGGGGTGTTATTGGAAATAATGCCATAGCCTTATTGTATAAGACCTCGCTTTATTAGTCATTAACTAGATGGAGGTGTTGGCCATTCTCCTAATGGTCTAACTGGTGGAGTTGCATCATTGTATTCATACAAGGCTGCTAACTCATCGACTGTGGTACAAGCATCAATTTTGCTTTGCATATCTGCTGCTGTGCTTCTGACATCAGTTCTAAAAGTAGACCAATCAGCAGGAATAGCTGTACCAGCTTCAGTCTCTCTGACCACATACCAATCATTAGGCTGTAATAAACCATAGGCTTGATTGATAATCACTTGATTGTGATTCCATTTAAGACCATGAGTTACATCACCAGTATCAGGATCAGTTGTATCGTCTAAGTTTTTAGCTGTAGCTGTACCATAAGATGCAATTACCTCAGAACCATCCCAGTCAAAAGATTGATTCGTGTTGATGTAATAAGATGGATTTTTAAAATTGTCGTTATCTACAACCACTTCATAAATGCCTATTGCTTCAAGTTCTTCACTTGACCAAAGCATAAAGATATTTTGTGGATAAGATACATCCCCAATGGTTATTGCTTTAGGTCTGGTGTAAACCTTACTTACTTGATTGTTTTCTACTAATGCCCACATATTAATTCCTATTATATATTATCTTGCTGTTGTTGGTATACCTGTTGATGTTGTGAATGGATTTTCTGCAAATGCCATGTATATGAAAGTATTACCACTACCATTGTCATTGCTAACTGTATCTCGTATTTTAAAGCCATTACTTAAAAAATCTATATCGTGTGTAGTGGTGGTTTCAGCAGCAGTAATAATTCTTAGTTGATGAAATACTTTATTAGAAGGGTCTCTTGCATTATCAAAGAGTAGCCATTGACCAGTGCTGCT